TACAAACTTCAACCAAACACATTTATGGGCGGGACTGCGCAATGTGTGCAACGTCTTTCTGACAACGCCTTCATCCCCTTCGACCCCGCCAACACAGACTACCAGCAATACCTAGCATGGCTTGCTGAAGGCAACACCCCACAACCCGCAGATGAGGTAACACAATGAGCTTGACTACAGTTGATCAAGGCCTGCTTGGCCCACAAGCGCAGTACACAGGATTCAAGAACCGCATCATCAACGGTGCGATGATGATTGACCAGCGCAATGCGGGGGCTAGTGTTACCGCACCAGTCACTTTTCCTGTTGATAGATTTGTACAAGAATTTGCAGGTGGCGGTGTTTTAACTTCACAACAAAGTACCGATGCTCCTTCAGGCTTTACAAACAGCTTGAAAACCACCGTAACCACGGTTGATTCATCTATTGCGGCTGGTGATTATTACCAATTAACACATAACATTGAAGGTTACAACGTAGCTGACTTTAACTTAGGGTCGGCAAACGCCTCTGGTTTTATAGTTTCTTTTTGGGTTAAAGCAAGCCAAACAGGCACATATTCCGTAGCATTGTCAAACAGCGATGGAAGTCGTTGCTATCCTTCTACGTTTACTATCAATTCGGCAAACACTTGGGAATATAAAACAATTACTGTCCCTGCTACAACTGCTGGAACATGGTTGACAACAAACGGAAAAGGGTTGTCACTTCGTATCGGGTTTGTATATGGCTCGTCTTTTAACGGTGCAACTGTTAATACATGGGGGACTTTCTCTGTTTTTGCTAATTCGTTTGCTACTACGACCAATAACATGATGGGCACATCTGGAGCCACCTTCTACATCACAGGCGTTCAACTAGAAAAAGGCAGCACAGCCACATCGTTTGACTATCGCCCGTATGGTACTGAGTTGGCTTTGTGTCAGCGGTACTACACAAAATCTTACGACATGGGTGTTGTTCCATCTACCGCTAATCCAACAAACAATTACGGTTTAATCTCAGGTTCTGTTGGCGCTGCAAATAGCACATCGTTAAAGTCTGTAACAGTGGTTTATCCAGTACCGATGAGAACTCAAGGAACTGTTACCTTGTACGATATTGCAGGAAATATTAACAAAGCATCTAACGACAACGTAGGCTCTTACACAAACAATCAGGCCGCTTCTGTATATAACGGCGGCGAAAGAAGTTTTGGGGTGTTTATTAACAACGGTGTTTCTTGCGCTACTCTTGCGTTTTTCTACACAGCATCTGCGGAGTTATAAATGCAACTTACATATCAAATTGTTTTAGGTCTTGATGGGCAAGAATCAAATATTGTTTTGTGTCATCAAAGAGGTTTTATACCAAAAAGCGAAGCCAACACAGACTACCAAGTCTATTTGAAATGGCTGGCCGAGGGCAATACTCCGGAGCAAGCCGATGAGTGACCATCAATTAACAACAGAAACGGGGGTAGCAATGATTACTAAAGCTACTCCTCCAGTGACAGTCTCTATAGCGACAGTCGCAGGTTATCAAGTGTCAGAGCTAGTCCTATGGGCTACTCTGATCTATACTATCTTAATGATTGGTCATAAATCCTATCAGATCTACAAAGAGTTTAAGGAGCCATAATGCCATTACTCATTCTTGCAGGAGCAATCAAAGCAGTTGAAGCAATCCAGCAAGGATGCGAAATGTATAAGGAATACAAAGGAACAGTTCTTAAAGCAAAGAAGACTTTTGATGAAGTCAAGGGTATTGCTACCGAAGTTACTAATGTTAGTACAGGTATATGGGGATTTCTTAAATCAAAGTTATTCCCTGAAGAACCTCCTCAAGTAGTTGCTCCTAAAGCCGTAGAAGAAATTAAAAAGATCACTAAACCTAAAGAGGAATACGAAGAGTTTGATGAACAGTCTGTTAAGAATGACCTCATTAAAAACCTCAAAGTATTCTTCAAGGCTATGATCGCTATGAAAAAGAAGATTGCAGAACAACAGGAACGTATTGATAATACTGAAATAAATCCTGATGAACTCTTAGATATCTCTCTTGACCATGTAGTTGCTCTTAAAGAAATGGAGAAGCTACAAAAAGAAATTCGTGAGATAATGGTTTACCAGAGTCCTCCCGAGTTAGGTGCATTATATACAGACGTAGTTAATATGTTTGGTATTGTACAAGAAAAACAAGAAGCAACTCATTTGCTTAATATGAGAAAAAAGAAAGAGGCATATCAAAGAAAGCAGAGACTTATAAATAAGTTTCATAGTAGAATTTCTTGGATAATTGTCATGGCAGTAATTATTTTAGAAGTATGGGGGTTGATATTAACAATTCATCTAGCGAAACCGCATATATAAGCTTCCTTATATTACTTACCTTATTATTCTTTATTATATTACCCTTTGAGTTATACCTCTATATAATCGTTAAAGACGCAGTTGATGCGTGTAGGAGATAATCATGGATGAAATGATGAAAAAGAAGTGGACCTATTTAATGGGTCTTACTTACATGGCAATTAACATTGCTGACTTTATTATATTCCCTATCATGTACACTATTGTACAGTTCTGGGAAGTACAGGCAGCTAACGATGCCTTCCGTCAGTGGGTTCCATTGACACTAACTAACGGTGGCTTTGTGCATATTGCCTTTGCTGCTATCCTTGGTATCTCTGCTTTTAATAAGGGCGAGAAGAAAGAGGAAGATGCTAAGCCTGTTTAACCCTTCGGTTATTCTTGGTATTATTATTGCGATGGGTGCCTCATTTGGTTGGGGCCACCATCAAGCATACGTTGAGCAACAAGCCGAGATTGGTAGACTCAACGCAGTAATGGCAGAAGAAGCTGCTCAGACTAACGCAAAGTATACTAAGGAAAAACAAGATGCACAAATTAAAATCAATAAGCTTAGGGCTGATATTGATGCTGGCACTGTCAGGTTGTCAATCCCCAGTACCCTACCAAATACCGCCTCTGGAAATTCAGAAGCGAGAGCCGAACTTGACAGACAGACTAGTCAAGCTCTTATCACCATCACAACAGACGGAGACGAAGCAATAAGAGATTTGAATCTCTGTATTGATCGTTATAACCAAGTAAGGAACGTTAAATGAACTTATCTGAACACTTCACACTAGAAGAAGCTACTCACTCTGATACGGCTATTCGTATGGGTATCCCTAACCAACCGTCTACTCTACAACTAGAGAACATGAAGGTAGCTGCTCAAAAACTAGAACAACTCCGTGCTGTTACTGGTCCATTAAACATTAACTCATGGTTACGTTTACCTGATGTTAACGTTGCTGTAGGTGGTTCTAAAGTATCCTCACATATGGATGGTTGGGCTATTGACGTATCTAGCTCTAAGTTGACTCCTATTCAACTATGCCAAGAAGTAAAGAAAGCTGGTATCAAGTTTGACCAGATGATCCACGAGTTCGGTCGTTGGATGCACATTAGCTTTGCCCCTGAAATGCGTCAACAAGAACTCACTATCTTCCGTCCAGAAAACAAGTACAAACCTGGCATCCTCACAGAAGCAGAATACCACGCAGCGTAATCGGTACCTAATAGGAAACACTCTTGAAAAGAAACCACAGAAAACAAATGGATGAACTTGCTAAGGCTCCTAAGTCTTTCCACATCCAGCCAAAGACCCGTGATCAGGGTTTGTTGTTAGAAGCTATTGAACACTTCCCAATCACAGTAACTTTAGGTGCTGCTGGTGTAGGCAAGACCTACTGTGCGGCAAGTAAAATAGCACAATTATTTCAATCAGGCAACTACGACCACATCATTCTTACTCGTAGTAATGTCCCCACCGGACGGTCATTAGGTTTCTTCCCCGGTGATATCAAAGAGAAGTTAGCTCCTTGGCTACTTCCCATGATTAGTGTTTTACAAAAACAATTAACTAAAACTAAGTACGAATATTTACTCGCTAAAGACAGCATTCAGTATCAGCCTATTGAAACTATTAGAGGGCGTTCATTTGAGAACTCCCTTATCCTAGTTGATGAAGTACAAAATATTACCCTTGAAGAACTCAAAGCTATTACTACTCGCTTGGGTGAGAATAGTAAGATGGTTCTTATGGGTGATGCTTCTCAGTCTGATATTGACAGAGGAACTAATATCCTTAAGTTCTGTAAAATGTGTGAGAATAACGGTATTGAAATTCCTATTGTGAGGTTCACAGTAGATGATATCGTTAGATCAGATATCGTAGGTGATTTAGTAAGGATGTTTATTAAAGAAAAGATTTAAAGGAATACACATGGCAGAACCAATTAGCGGCTTAGGAAAGGGTGGTCTTAATAAAGACTTACCTCCTATGCTTGTGCCTCCAAATACTTTCACGGATGGATATAATATTCGTTTTGATGATGAGAGTGTACAAACAATTACAGGTGAGACTACCTATAAAACAGTCGCTATTGCTCCTGACTACGGTGTTCATTGGGCAAGACCAGATCAAGGTTACAATATCTTCGCTAAAAACGGGGATATTGTACGTGTAGATGCTGCAGGTAATACCTCATCTATGTTTCATAGTACTGGTACAGAATACAATAACAGTGACTGGCAAGGTACTTTATTTAACGGAGGCTATGCAATTGTCCTTAATAATGGTACTTCTACCCCTCTATATTGTCTATATGGAAGCTCTACCGCTGGTAGTTCTTTCCAACCCCTACCTGGCTGGAACTATACTTCAGGACTTACCGTTACAGCAAAAGTAATTAGGTCATTGAACTATTCTTTAGTTGCAGCTAACTTAACAGTTGTTTCTGGTGGTGTAACTACTTACGCACCCGGAACTATTAGAATCTCTGTGCAAGCCGCTACTGGTGCTATCCCTACTGTATGGCAACCCGGCTTAACCACTGACACAGCAGATGAATTCGAATTATCATCTACATCACCTGTACTTGATATGATGGAATTACGTGGTAATATGTTTGTATATTCCCAAGATAGTATTTCATTAATTTCTATTGGTGCAACTACTCGTGTATCTTCATATAGTAAATCATATGGTATTCTAAATACAGATTGTGTAGCTGAATTTGATGGTAATCATTTTGTAGTAGATCGTAATGATATTTATATTCATAACGGTTCAGGCCAAATTAAATCTATTGCTGATTGGCGTGTAAAGAAATATTTCTTCAATGAATTAAATAGAGCTGCTTTAAATAAAGTACATATTACTAAACACCCTTATTATAAAGAGATTTGGATTAATTTTCCTGAAGGTAATTCTACTGTTTGTAATGAAGCTCTTATTTATAATTATAGAAATGATACATGGTCAAAGAGAGTATTACCTTCATTGACATATTCATTTACTGGTCCACAGAATATTAGTAATACTTTCCTATATTCAAAAGAAGTAGTATATATGTGTACTAATAGTACTCAGACATTAGTTACTGATGATGGATATTTAATGTGGAATGGTACTGCATTAACTTCCTTTACTTCTTATGTTGAAAAACTAAAGATGAATACAGGTGATATTACAGGTAGTTCTTTAATTAGTTCTATTTATCCTGTGTTTGATAAGGTACCTAGTAACGCTACTATTACAGTTCGAATTAAAGGTCAAAACAATTATGTTGATTATGCTGATTTATCAACTGATGATCCTAACTTAAAAGATACGTTTGTATTTCAACCTAATAATGAGAAGTCACAAGGTTATAAGGTTGACCCTCGTGTTAATGGTCGTGTATTAAATTACCGTATTACCTCAGATGGTCCTTGGAGACTTGCTTTAATTGCTGTTGATGCTAAACAAGCAGATCGGAGATAATAATGCTTAACCCACCTATTACTGGTAATGATGAGCTAGACGCTTATCTATATCAGATTCAATTTTGGTCTGACCCTACTACACCAACTTCATATTCAGATATTAGCAATGGTGTTACAGGTAACGCTGCTGTGGGTTATACTCAACAATATCTCCATATTAAATATGCTGATGATGACGTAGGTACTGGATTAACTAATTCACCTACAAATAAAACCTATTTTGGTTTATATAACTCAGCATCAAGCACTGAGTCAACTAACGTTGCTGACTACACTTGGTTTAGAGTAGCTAACGGATTTGGTACTACAAAGAATTTATGGTATGTAGTACTGGGTGGACGTCTCATCCAGACATTCATTGGTACTACTGCACCTAACTTGCTTTGGTCTGTTGATGCAGGTACAGCTATTGACATGGATGTTATTTCTACTGTTGGTGGTAAGATTGGTCGTGTAGGTTATGCAACAGCTACAGCATACACTATTGCATCTACACCTGCAACTGTAACTACTATTGGTAATCAATCGTACCCAGTGTACAACCAATGGGGTGCTGGAGAAACGTGGCAAGGTACTCCACCTACATTAGGTGAGGGTGAAGGTTTGTATATTATCTCTGGTGTATACGATGCCGGTACAGGCTATACTACTTGGTCAGCTCCATACTTAGCTTCTATTAAGGTACTTGCTCTAAGCGCTATCAGTGCTAACTTAGGTACTATTAATGCGGGTACTATCGCTGCTGGCAACACTACTAATGGTGTCATTATTAGTGCAGATAACAAGACAATCAAGGTTTATAATGCAGGTGTACTAAGAGTACAGATTGGTAATCTATCTGCTTAAGGAGAAACTATGTACGGGTTAAATACATTCAAAGCAAATGGAAGTTTATCATATAGCACAGATGATGTTACATGGAATCAAGTAGACTTCTTTATGGTCTCTGGTGGTGGTTCAGCCTCGTACACTTACCCTATTCTTTCTGGCAGAGAAGTTCTTACAGCTCAAATGCTGATTAATGCTCCTCCATTTACACGTAGAGCTTTGGCTCATACGATCACAGTATCAGGTACAACAGTATCTGTTTCAGGAGGTTCTGAAGATGCTTACATATTGGTGTTAATGAGATGAGTTATGGTTTTATTGCAACTAACAACAGCAATCAGGTATTGATTTCGAGTGATACTCGTAACTTACACTTGATTCAAAAGATATCTTCACCTACTGAAGTAACAGTTAGTATTGATGTTTATGGTGGTATCAGAGTACTGCGGTACAGGGCTACTTGTAATGTAACTCCTGTTCCTTTCTTTACAATGCCTTCTACTAGTGACTTCTACGGATGTACTCGTGTTACATCTGCAGGAACAGGTCTGTGGGACATTGAGATTTTGAAATCGGGTAGTGCAAGTGCTTATCCTGAAGTCTACGTATTTGCGGACCCTAGAGGAGCTACACCTACTGATGCTTATGGTATGAAAGTTTTTAAGGATGATGGTACAGCTGCATTTGACAGTAGACTTTCTCCTTTAGCTATTACAGGTGGTTTGAATTTAACTCATCCTAGTAATCCTAAACCAACTTTCCCTTATGGGCTTAACTCGCAGCACTGTAATTCATCTGCAAGTGATTCTAGTGGCGTGTTTATTCCTACCGAATACAACACTTACTCGTTATCATTACCTAGCAAACCTATGTTCTATTACCCTTCACTTGCTCAAGCAGAAAGGGAAGGAACATACACTAGCTCTGAGGAAGAATGTGATGGTGTGTGGGTTAAGGGTAATTGTGTAGGTGCGTATCGTTACTACTATTGGAATAGCACTTACTGGTGCTTCTATCGAGGTGGTATTAAGAGAAGTACAAACACTGTGTATGCAGGTTGGATGTGTGCTGATTACGGTTGTAATTGGACCTACACAAGAGACTCCTCATTTGGTGGTATTGGTACTGGTGGTGATGGTGGCTCAGGTGGCTACTTCCCCTATTCAAATGAGACTATTAATTTATCTGCAGCAACGCTTATTGTAGGAGATGCATCACGTTATGATTAAACCCTACAAAATACTTCATATCAGAGAAGAACCTGATGGTGGTCAAACTGTTTTCTTTAGAGTAAGTAAGACAGAAAAAATTGAAGGCGAACGTTATAAAACATTAACATTGGAGTCTGCTGTATACGTAGCTCCAAGTGAAAATATAGACAACACTATGTTGTTTAGCTTAAAGAATTCGGGGTGGATGTAATGCCAGACGTATTATACAAACAAGACGGTACAAAAGTTAAGAACATTAACTTAACAGATGATGAATCAATCCCTCTTATTCAAGAATTAAAATCTAAGTTTGACTGGGTAGTTGATGATGACTACAGAGCTGTAGCTGAAAAATATTACCATGAGTATATTAACGCAAATGTAATTAGAACTTGCGTAGTACTTAAAACTGCAGAGAATCTTGTAGGTAAGTCTGTAGCTACTGCTCATCGACTCTTTGATGTAGATTCAAACACTTCTATGTTGTACACTACATCTTTGTTTGAAGATGAAAATCCTTCATGGCTACCTCAAGACGCTTTTATCTTAGGTGTAACAGAACATCACGAAGAATACACTCGACCAGTTAACCCTAAGATGCTTGAGTTTAAAGAGTATTTCTTTATTGCCCCAACCGAAACATTAGTTACTCTTGGTTTAGACTTAACAGATATTAATAAAGATACAGTGTATAGCGCATTAGTTGTTAATGATGAGATTAAATCAATTCGTAGATACACTAACTTTATTGAGGGTGATATGGGTGTGTTAGCTAACTGGCAAATGTTGTATATGATCTTTGCTAAGAAAGCCCGTAGATTAGATTTAATCAAAGAGTTCTTATCTAAACCTTTCTTGGAGGCTCAATGAAATTAGTAATGATGTCCCATGAGGATGTAATAGCTTTTTGGGACACAGTAGCTACTCATCTCAAGAAAGCAATGGTGTATGGTCAAGGTGAGTCTCAACTCTCTGACTATCTCCGAAAGATTTTAAACAATGATGCTCAATGTTGGGCACTTATAGAGGATGCACGTATTACTGGAATTGGTTTAACTGAATTCCTACAATATGCTACTCACAAAACGCTTCATATCATTACGTTCTCTGGTGAGGACTTTGAGAAGCAATCAAAGGTATTTTCCACTGTGGAAGATTTCGCTAAGAATAGCGGCTGTAAAGCTATTGAACAATGGGGCCGACAAGGGTGGGCTAAGGTACTTCCTAAGTATGTACCCGGATTTGAACAAGCATACGTAGTTATGCGAAAGGAAATAGAATGAGTATTTTTAGTGATATCTTTGGTGGTGGTAATAGTGGTACAACCACTCAATCAGTCCCTGCTTGGTTACAACCATTCATGGAGAAAGCCGCTAGCACTGCAACTAGCGCTTACGATGCAGGTGAACTAAGTAAAGTAGCTGGTGAGAATCAAAACTTAACAAGTGGTTTTGATCTTGGGCAGACTATGAAGGACACTACGGGAAAGAATCTAGGGACGCTGGAAGAACAGCAAGCTAGGATTTTGAAGATGGCTCAAGGTGGTGGTCGTGAGGACTTACAAGCTGCTCTTGATTTAAACCTAGGTAAGACTAGTGCTGGTATTGGTAATCAATACGGCGCAGCAGGTACATTAGGTTCTGCACGACATGCACTAGCAGAAGATACCGCTAAAGGCGCTATTATTGCTGATAACGAGAAGCAGATTATGGCTAATAAAGCTGCTGCAGAAGCTGCATTATCAGGTAACGTTGCTAATGAAGGTTCATTGATTAGTGGTACTGCTAATACCCTAACTGGTTTAGGTAGCCAAGAACGTGCTGTAGATCAGTCACAACTAGATTCTACATGGCAAGGTGTACAACGTATGTCATCTGCTGTGTATGGTAACCCTGCTAAACAAACTGCTATGGGTGGTAAATAATGAACAGACAAGACCCTTGGGATTGGTCAACGCCTTTTAAGGTTGACCCTCAATTACAAGCTTTAACTTCGCAAATTGTACCTGTGGGTGGTCAAGGGAATACCCAAGCACCTCCTCCAGTAGCACCTTATTCTAGTCCATTCCAACAGGCTATGACTAATAGAGCTATGAATGCTGGGTTTAAAAAGATTGATACAGAGTACGATAAAGCATTCCCTTCAAAGCCAGAAGTACCACCAACACCGCATGATCCTTCCAAGGTTCCGGTAGAAGATGCTGTACCCACACCTGTATCACAACCTCAAGCTGCAAACACAGTTCCTACTTTAGATGTAGGTAGTGCAGCTGCTGACGCTCAAGCCAAAGCCTTATTAGATGAACAATTAGCTCAACAAGGTTCAGGTGGGCTTATAGCTATGCTAACTACTGCTGCAGAAGCCGCTTAAGGAGAAATAAATGATTGCACCTTTGTCTGCAAAACAAGAACGTGAGTGGGCTAAACACCACGCTAAAGAAGCTCGTGAAACCAAGAAAATGGAGAACGAGGAAAGTCGTAAACAAGAATTACACGAGATTAAAATGCAAGAAGCAGCTGTTAAAGCTGGTCAAGGTGTTGCTCACAAAGAAGAGCTACATAATCTCAAAGTAAAAGAATTAGGCGGTCCGCTTTCTGGTAAGCGTATGAACCGAGAAAAGATGGGGTTACCAAGTAACAACCCTTTAGCCGGAGCTGAGGTATTCCACAGAGGTCAGCACATGTTACCTAAAGGTACTGATACCGTACCTGCAATGCTCACTCCAGGTGAAGCTGTTATTCCTAAAGCTGCTGCTCAAGACCCAAAGAATAAGCCTTTAATTAAACAAATGGTTCAACAAGGTCGTCAAGCACAGTATCATGCTCAAGGGACTACTGGTATTGTTCAACAACAAAACTTAATCCCTATCCTACCTAAGGTAGCGCCTAAGCGTAATCCAAAAGGATATGCCGAAGGTACTGAATCAGTCCCTAATTTAAATAACTACTACCACACTGATAGTGCTGCTTCTATGGAAGATGGTACCACTCAAGTTGAACCACAGTACTATAAGGATGGTGTTACAAGCGTAGAAGACAACGAATTACAAGCACAAAATGATCGCAGAGCAATGGCAGTTGCTGGTGCTAATTCGATGGCAATCCCCGCCGCCGCCGCTGACGTTTTAGTTGGTGGCCCTGTTAACGCAATATCTGCTGGTACTGAATGGTTAGCTAATGCTGTTGGTGTTCCTCGTATTGGTCGCGCATTAGGTATTTATGATAATGATGTTAACTCAGTAACTTTACCTCGTATTGGTTCTGGTACTGCTACTCCTTACTATGATAAAGTAAGGCAAACAGTTAATGAAAATCAACCTGTAGCTTCTCAACCTAAGCCAGTACCTGTTGCTGAAGTTTCAGCCCCTACTGCAGTTACTCCTGTTGCAGTGCCTAAAGCAGAAGTTGTAAACCCTGCTGTACCTGCTGTTAGTTCTTCACCTTTAACTATTGCTGAAAGAAACTTTAATCCGGGTAATCTTAAGTTTGCCAAACAAGAAGGTGCTGAATTAGGCGAAGGTGGATTTGCTAAATTTAAATCACATGAAGAAGGTCGCGCAGCTCTCGAAGCGCAAATTGCTTTAGATACCCAAAAACGTGGCATGACTCTAATAGATACTATGAAGAAGTATGCACCAGCGTCTGACAGAAACAATCCTGAAGCATACGCAAACACTATTGCTGCAGAATTAGGTATTAAGCCAACAGACAAAGTACCTGCTGACAAGCTTGGTTTAATGGCTGACATTATTACCCGAGTAGAAAGTGGTGGTAAATATCGTGCGCAAGGTCCAGAGTTACCTCCTAAAGTTGAAGTAAAACCAACTACAGAAATTGTACCAACTGCAACTGTTCCAACGCCTCAAGTTGTTTCTAATGCCTTGAAAGGCCAACAAGATGCTGTTAATAAAGCTTTTGATGCTTCTAAAGGTGATGACCGTACATTCTTAGAAACATTTAAAGACATTTTCTCTTACAAAGGTTTGAAAGATGCTTTAGGTTTGAATAACCAAGATGTTGCTCGTATGGGTGCAATGTACTTAGGTTCTCGTGCTCGTGGTTATGATGGTGCCCGTTCATTATCATTTGCTGGTCGTACTACTTTTGAAAATTCTCTACACAGACAAGATCGTGAAGAGCAGTTTAAGAACAGTATGGCACTACAAGATCGTGCAGATGCTCGTCAAGTTAACATGCTTAACGAACAGCACCGTAGAACTATTGAAGCTAAACTCATTGAAGCAGGTTACCCACAAGAAGCTATTGATAAATACTTCAAGACAAACGATGCTCGTCAATTAGGTGAGCCTACAAGAACTACTGTTCGTGTTGGTGAGTCTCGTACTATGATGTCTACTGATCCTGCATTGTATAACAAGCCTATTGTTGTACATACAGTTGAAGAAAAGACAGGTAAACGTAAAGGCGATCGTTATGAAGTTGCAACTATTGATGGTCGAGAAGTACCTCTAGACGCATTACAAAAGCAGGGATTATCATTAACACCTTGGAGCGAATCTACTCATGGTGTAACAGGTAAGACTGAACGTCAGATTAAGAATACTAAGTTTGCTTCGGAAGTAGCAGATGAAATTCTTACTGCTGAATTAGGTGCTGATAACGTCAAAGGTAAAGCCAACCCTAACCGTCAAGGTATTCCTGGACCTAAACAAATTACTGATCAAGCTGGTAGTTATTTCTCTAATATTGGTTTCAATTTAGAAGATGGTCGTCAGATGCAAGAAGCAAGATTGTTAATGGGTAATGCTACTAAAGATATGCTTGCAGCTAAAAATGCTGGTACTAAAATAAACAGCATTGAGCCGTACTTAGCTCGTAACGTAATTACTCAACGCATGGGTATTGATCCTAACGCTTTGATGTTAGAAAAAGATAAACCAATGCCAGCTGAAAAGATTGTTGACTTGAATAACCTTGCTCGTAGATTCTCTGCAGTAAGTAATGACGGTAAACCTAATGAAGCTCAGGCAACAAGTGAAATTCAAAGACTACATCAAGTGTGGGCTAACCCTAAGAGTGCTAAGTTAAGAGAGCAATTCAAAGGTACAAGCAACGAAACTGCTTTCTATCAATTCGCTACAGAAGCTCTGAGAAAGAGCCTTGAGAAATAATTTAAAAGAGGTGATATGGATAAATTAGAACAAACGCTAATGGAGTTAGGAGTCAATTCAAAAGATATCCCTAAAGCCTCTAACTTTAAAATTGAAGGTGGTAGCTTGAAGGATGCTGATACAATCCTTCTTGATAACGGGACTACATTGAGAGTTCCCGGTATTAACGCTCGTGAATCGGGCAAGCTTAAAGAAGAGGGTTTTATCGCCCCTCAGTTGGGAGCCGACACACAGACAGGCTTAGTTAGAGATGTTATCAATCAGGAAGGTTATGCCACCCCTTCTCTTGGTACATCCAAAGATATTTACAAACGTAACTTAGGTGAGTTAACAGATGCTAATGGTAAGCCATTGTCAAACCGTTTACTTGAGCTAGGTTACGTTGATCCATCTATTTCTGTTACACAACAGCAAACGGATTCAGCTTATTTGGGTCGTCTAGATAGAGCTAAACGTCAAGCAGAAGGTACTCAGACAGTAGCGGATAAGCTATTAACTGACCTTAATATTGAGCGTAATCAAGGTGGTGTACAAGCAAAACGATACACTAACACTGCTAAAGAATTCGGTCAAGCTGTTGGTGAAGGTACGTCAAGTGACTACTTTGCTGGTCCTGCAGTTATTAGACCTGAAGAAGATCGCTATGGAAGAGCCAAGAGTAACTGGTCTACAGGTTTAGACATTGGTACTGCTCAAATGAAACAAGGTTGGTTTGGTGCTTTAGACTTAGTCGGCACTAAAACAGGTATTGATTTCTTAGCTGACATGGGTAAGGCAAACGTAAAACAACAAGAGTCTATCTTAAGAGACCTCCCTTTCCTAAAGAACGCTGAAGCCTTTGATGATAAAGGTCATTGGAAGCTAGATTCATTTGGTAAAGTAGTTGACTATTCAGTTGGTATGGCTGCATCATCAGCCCCTCAAATGGTAGCGTCTGTTATTGCAACTATGGCTTCACCATTAACCTATGGTGCTTCAATGTCAGTTCCTGCAGCTATCTATACAGGTAATGTATGGAATGCCCAAAAAGAAAAGAACGCTACTGCAGCTATTTTGTCAGGTGTAACACAAGCTGTTCTTGATAAAGTAGGTTTAGAAGGTATTAGCGCTGGTGCTGCCCTAAAAATTACTGACAAAGCTACACAGTCAATGGTTGTTAAAGAGCTTATGGGTAGAGGTATTACCCAAGAAGCCGCTGAGAAAATGGTTCTTAAATCTACTCAAGAAGCGGTTAAAGACGTATCAGATGCTATGAGAGCTGTTGCTATCAAACAGAACTTAGGTGCTGGTGCGGTTATGGGTGCTATTGGTAAAGGCGCTGTATCCGAAGGTGGTACAGAATCATTACAAGAGATTGCTTCTTATTTAGGTGAAGAAGTTACACTAGCACCAAAGACACCTGAGGAATGGGCTAAGCTACAAAGCCGTACAGCTAATGCTGCGGTTGGTGGTGCTATCCTTGGTGGTGGTCTTTCAGGTGCTGGTAAAGGTTTAGCTACACTAACTAACTCAGCAGCTTCTACTAAAGAAGGTTCTGACTTACAATACAGAGAACGATACAAGGCAGATAACAATACAACTACTGTTCCTACTGCTTCTGAACTTTTAGTTAAAGCTCAAAAGAATGTTAGTCAATCAAATGAAATCCCTGACTTAGATAAGTTAGCTGAGATGGAAACTACTAAACGAAACATTGAAGGTGTAGCCGCTAAGACTGGTTCATTCTTCAAGGATAAAGGTTTAACATCTTTGTTTGGTAAGTGGTCTAATGTGATTATGAAGGGTAAAGATTATGCTGATGAGTCTCTTGCTGCATTAAGCACCTTACTTGGTTCTACTCGTGCTGTTAATGGTTTATCTATTGATGAAACTCAACACTTACTAGAATCAAACATCTTTAAGAACTTTGGTAATAAAGAAGAACTACAGTCAGCTTTTAATGGCATGTCCACTAAAGAAGCATCTGCTCTGCTATCTAAACAAAATGTAGTTGATGTAGTTAGCCGATTGATTCGTAATAAACGTTTAACTGGTTCTATTGATGGTCTTGATATTGATGCTGACCTTGGTGCTGATGTACTACACAAAGAAGGTATTTTAAAATACGCTAATAAAATTGATAACCTAGTTAACGATTATAACAGAGCAACAGGCAGTGATATCTCCGTAGAAAGATTCTTAGAGAACCACCCATTAGACAAAACACTAGTTTCTAAAAACTTCAATCAATTTATTTCTGATATTCAAAGTTCATTTGGTGTTGACCAAGCTGAAGCTACTCAAATGGCTCAAGCGGTATTAAACAATAATGATGTAAACAGTATTGAAGATACAATCGATGATTGGCTAAACCCTGATGCTAATAAAATTAAAAGCAAAGCAGAGATTGAAAAGAAGCTTAATGGTCAGAGCTAAAAGCTAAATTTGCACCTTATATGTCTACCGATTTGCTAGACAATGCTTATTCATTAGCTGCTCGTGGTGCTGCTATTGCAGTTAACAAAGAATTAATTGGTAAAGATGGTATTAAGTTAGCCACATTACTTCAAGATGCAGTTAATAAAGGTGCAATTACTCAAGCAGAAGCTTCATTCATGGCTAAGGAAATTAAAGATTTCCTAGATATGAGAGCAGGTAAGTTCCACCCTATTACTAATGAGTACGCTCGTGGTGCATTGAATTTGGTTAATTTCTTATCTACTATTACTTCGCTACCACTAGCTGCTATTAGCTCTACTGTAGAGTTTGCTCAGGTATACCGTAACTTAAATGCACCTCAGTCCGTTAAAGCTACTCGAATTCTTCTCAATACTTTTGGTAAAGAGTTTGGCGCTTTATTCAAAGAGCTAGGTGAATCATTTGGAATTAAAAACCCTACGGCATCTAAGCATCGTAGGGAATTATCTGAAGCTGGCTTCCTAAGAGAAGGTGGTATTGGAAATCGTAATGACATTTTAACAGGTTATTTCCAGAAGTGGAATGAAGGTTTCTTCAAGCTTACTGGTTTGACTTCTATCACCGCTGTTACTCGTCACGCTAAGCTAGCTATTGCTGCTGATGCCATTAATCATTGGGTTAATGTTGCTCAGGGTAATGGTACATTCACACCTCAACAAGTTCAAGATGCCAAAGAGCATTTGATTCGTATTGGTGTTGACTTAGACTTTATGACTAGCATTGAGAAGGATACTCCACAGAATCAACAGAGAGTGTTAGCCAACTTACAAGCTGGTGCATACAACTTTGTTAACGAAGCTGTTGTTGTTCCTTCACAACTTAACAGACCTAAGTTTTATAGTGACCCGTACTTGAAGTTGTTTACTCAATTTCAAGGTTACACCTCAACATTCACAGCAACTACTCTTCCAAGATTACTAGGTGATCTAGGTAAGAAAGGTTCTGATGACCAGCGTAATGCTGCCGCAACAATTGCCATGATGTTTGCTTTATCTATGCTTGCTCTGTATGTAAAAGACATGATCAAGTACAATGAGCATCCACCTAAATGGCTAAAAGAAGATAAAGAATTTCAACGTTTGATTAACCAAGTAGGCTTACTAGGTACTGGTCAACGTATTTGGGATACTATATCTCCTACCGTTGGTAATGATAAAAAGGCTAACAGTATTCTTGGTCAAGTATATGACCAGATCTCTGATCAATCACCTCAATTATCATTTATCAACAAAATCAATTCTGCTTTATCAGCACCTGAGGGTAAGCGAATTGAGAAGGGTGCCAGGTTGCTTCCTATTGTTGGAACAAGTCCCGCCTTGGCTAAATATTTACAAAAAGAATTAGGAGAATAATTCTATGGCTATTAACATTCCATCCGGAGCTAATGTACCTTCACTAGGTCAAAGCAACCGATTCCTTGAAGATCAACTTAAACAGCAAGTACCTGTTGTACCATCGCTAGATGTAACAGACGAGTCTATTGCAGCTCGACAAGCAAATGCTATGGGAGAAATCCCTCAGAATATGCAATCAACAGGCAGTGTACCTGCTGTAGGTTACCAAGGAGAAGAGGAAGATTATCCTTCTTTTGCTGCTTCGGGTGTTAAGGCACCTACCTATGAACCTTCACCTTTCAGTGATGTCATGGAAGGTATGCCTTCTCGTTTGATGGATATCCGTGGTAATGAGATTACGGATCCAGAAGCAATCCAACAAATGTATGAAGAAGAACGTAGCCGACAAGCTAACTTAATGAAGCCACTTAACAAGGACTGGACTTCAATTAAAGAACTTCGTGATGCGTTCCCTGATTCTGCTAAACCTACTCAAGCTGGTATTATCCAGCGAGCTTCTAAAGCTATTGGTGAAACATTAGCGGATACTACTGTTACTCTTCGTGACAGTAATTCGCCTACTGCTGTTCAGCTTTCAGCAATGACTCGATTGAAGTCAGGACTAAACACATCAACTGCATCTACTGCTAACGTAGTTAACATGGCAGGTATCTTGATGAGTCCTATGATTTCAGGTGCAGCTAGTCAAGGTAATGGTTCTGTAGCTGCTAGCGAAGAAGCGTCTGATGTAGACTTTGGATACGACTCTATCAATGATCTTCTCCGTGATGACGGCGAAGGCCCAGTTGAAATGACTGCTGTTGATGGTGCTATGCCTCGTGCTTCAGTAGCTAAGACATATGGTCGTTTGATGAAGAAGTTAGCTCAAGGTTCTGCTCTTGATGCTAACAATCAACCGCTTGACCCTTCTACGATGCCTCGCCAAGATATTAGTACTGAAGAAGCAGGTGAGATTGGCTTGCAAGCTGAGATTGATGCTGGTCATTTAGTTGAGGATGTATCACCTGAAGGTATTGAGTTAGTCCGTATGGCACCTGGCTTTGGTCATGAGCGTTACGTTACTTCTCGTGCTATGGGTAAAGAAATGAACGCAGCTATGGCTGGCCAAAAGCAGCGTGTGCCTGTATCATCTAAGGGTAATTTAGTAGGTGCATCAAGGAACATTCGTACTGGTGATAAGAAGAAACATAAGTTCAAAAACACACCAGAAATGGATGAGACTAAACGCATTGTTGGTTCTATTGCTAAACACGTAGGTGCTGGTAAAGCTGTTATTGGTTCCTTATATGTTAATCAGTTACTAAATCAGTTATCAGACCCTAATCGAAGCACACCTTTGAATGTATTGCATCTATTTAAGATTAGTCAAAAAGATGCTAATGATGCTTACAATATGTTTGGTGATGACTACTTTATGCCAAACTCTAAGGTGCCTGTTAAAGAGTTGACACCTGAAGCTAAGTCTATTAAAGATAAAGTTGCTGATTTACTTAAAGAAAGAACTGATCACCTAAATGAGGTTGCTTTAGGGCAAGCTTACTTTACACCTGCATGGGAAGACTATAGTACACACCGTGTGTATTTAGACCCTCGATTTAATGCTCAACGTAATAAGTACACTCGTGCTGTTGAATCTTTTGTTTCACCATCATTCCAGTTAGACCCTACTACTGAGTATCATACTAAGGGTGTTAATCGTGAAACCGCTAATAAGTTCTGGGAACGTATTGGTGAGTTATCAAAGAACAAGAATGCTAACTTATCTGCTAAAGAAAAGGAATTAAGCTTCTTAGCTACATTAGGTCGTGTCTTAGATGTTGGTTCTAAAGTAGGTATGAAGACTGAACAGATGGTATTCCCTGAGATGCTATCTTTAGTAACACCTGACTTTATCCACGAAGCAGCATTCATTGGTGATGCCCTAAAGAGTATTGTACCTACAAACAAAGGTGATTTGCTTAAAGGATTTGACAAAATTGAGTTTGGTTTATTAGAACCTGTACAGCAAAAAGCATTAGCAAAAGTAGCTGACTTGTCTACAGGCATTGGTGACCGTGAAACATGGGGCTATGTATTACAAGCTTATGTAGATGCTGCTGATTATGTCAACGCTAAGCGTAATGGTACTGGATTTAACCCTAAGGTAACAATTGCGATTGATGCTAACTCAGCTGGCTTAATGTTCCTTGCTTCTGACATTGGTAACTTTGACATTCTAAGCCGTGTTGGTTTGATCTGGGAATACTTATCTGACGCAGAGTTCCAAGATACTATGCCTGAAGGTGATCCACGTCGCTACTTTACGGATGTGGCTAAAGAACAGAGTATCAGTACTACATTTGGACCTGATAAGGTCGATACATCGGCGCTCTGGAAAGAAAAGCTAGATCAATTTGGTGGTATTGGTGTCAAAGGTGCAGGTCAGTTTAACAAAGAGTTCGCTAAGAAAACTCTACTTACAACTGGCTATGGTAAATCTTCAGCGTTCCACGTAGACGAAGCAAGAGCTTTCTTAAAAGAATACCCTGAGTTTGCAACTGAAATGTTGGAGTCAGCTGAGTACAATGGCGATAGTACTAAATTAGTGCATGACCTAAACGACATCTTGAAGAACACTGTGAGAACAGCTCTACAAGAATGGCAGTTTACTACGCCTAAAAAGACAGTAGCTACTTTACAAATGTTCAATAGAGTACCACACCCTATTGGTAAGTTTGGTGAAGAGCTAAGCTTTGGTAGATTCGGGTCTATTGAATCAGGTAAATCTGTTGAGATCAAGAATAAGAACAAGAGCAAGGCTCGTAAGATCAACACTAGTATTACAGTGTTTGACCCTATGGCACCTGCCAAACGTAAAGGCACAACAGATGAGTTTGGTAATGAGGTAATTCCAGGTCCAGGTACTGCAGCGATCAATCAAGTTGGTCCAGCCTTTGGTCAGTATCGTGAATCTGTAATGTTGTCTATTGCTGCACGACACTTCAACGAAGGTAAGCAGCCAGCAGACATGGTACCGTTTACTCCTGTATTCGATAACTTGATTTTGAATTCACAATCATACCCATTAATGCTTCATGCTATTAACAACATCGCATTACCTCAAGTCTTAGACTGGGATATGGTAGATGCTTTTGTTAAAGACTTTGAGAAACAGTTCGGAGAAGCTGTAAATGAAGTAAGAGCGTTAGGTGGTGAAGTTTCTATTGGTGATAAAGGTACCTACAAAGGTTTCTTACAAACATTAGATAGAGAGTATGAATACTTTGGTACTGAATTAACCCCTCGTGAGAAAGCATTTAAAGAATTCTTAGAATCAGACAAGTCTGGTTGGAAGCCTAAAGCCGATCGCCCAGATCAATACTATATTAGTGATGCACAATTCATTAACACTGTTAAACAGTTTATGAATTACAAACACTTAATCTTTGATTTGAAGCGTTGGAACGGAGTAACCGACAAGACTGACTATAAGAGTGCTCGTAAGCGAGCTAACAGTGAGATGCACAGACTAGCTAAAGCTGGTCGTATCTACAACGTTAC